TGCAATCACCGTAAATTATCATTTCTTTTTCTTAAATCAGTTTCCTATGTTTCATATACACCAGGTAGCACTGGTATGAATCCTGCGCTCGTTTAAGTCGGTGTTTCTCATTAGCAATTCCCTGCATCATTCTCATCGAGGTTGCGAGAATCTTTCTTTCGTATTCATTCATTTTTTATTTCAGAAAAAACGCAACTCAAGACAACGTAGGAAACTCCACCAAGCTGAGAGTCCGTATAGTTTTGCTGGTGTATGCGTATTAGGGATTTTTTAATATAGGAGGTATCCCAAACCAGTTTAGCCTTGAATTGCGCTCTTCGTTTCTAAGGCAGATAACCAGAAACGCAATTCCGGAAACTACCCCCCCTATGTATGCCCAAATAAAGATCAAAATAATATCACTCATTCATTTTCCTCAATTTGTTTAACAAATTCTGCAAATGGTGTATCGCCCTTTGCCACATTACATTTATGACAAGCAATAACGAGATTCTTTTCACTCTGCATCTCCTCCCGTGTTGTTAGTTTACTAAGGGGGATTTTATGGTCGAGCACCCAGTTATCTTCCGGGAAGAGTCTTTTGGAGCAGTAATAACACGAAACACTGATATCCATCTGCCTGAGCCAGCACCGTATATAAGTGAGGCGGTTATAGCCTCCTCTTCTGCGCCGTACATCTCTGGAATCTTTAAACCGTTTCCAGACAGATCTACCTCTACAGGCTGGGCTGCAATACTTTTGTCGTTTTGACTGGGATCTGCGGGAATAGTATTTTTTCCCGCATATTTCACATATTTTTGGATCGATTTTCGGATCACTAGAACGGAATACCATCTTTTTTTGGCTCGGTGGCCTCTTGTGGCGCACCTACCCCCTTTTTCGGTAATGCCAAAATCTGATCAATTTGTTCTTTCTCCGATTTCTCTTTCTTTTTTATTGGAACCCACATTTCTGGCACATGACCAGGATCAAGGGGCATATATTTTTTGACGACATTCTTGGCCTTGTACTCACCAACTCCAGGTTCTACATCCAGGAGGGCAAATAGAGGCTTGTAGTGAAGCTCAGAGGTATCGTTGCAGCCAACTAATCCAACGGCCTTAGTGATAGTACTCAGTATCTGACGTGCAAGTCCCTGCACCGATTCTTTGGGATGGTAGAGGTTCAGATTATCCCAGATCCAAGTCCCCTGAAACTGGCCATCACTGATAGAAAGTTTCAGTTTTAAATATCGATTCCCTGCTTCGGATATTTTTTCCTCAGATTCAATAATCTCAACTTTGTATTTCCCTGGCGTTGCCAGAGGATATTCTTTGGACTCATCCTCGGAAGCATTTCCGGGGGCGTAATCCATTACGTTGAATCCTAAATCCATTTAGTCTCCTTTGCGTGCTTTGTTAATTTCTGATTTAAACACCTTCCAGTCAAGTGGCAGCGGAGAAGGTATTGGTATACGGGATTTCGCTACAAATCCTGCTTGTGGTATTGTATGCATTATGCGGTTGCCAGTGGAGATGGCCTTATAAACCTTCTGGCCAAACTTCTCACCCTTGAGATGAGTTTTTTGCTCGAACTCGCAGAAGCAAATAATTGTAGCCCACTCCTTTAAGGTATTGCGTATAAGCCGATCAAGCTTGAGATCATAGACTTCATACAAATCCAGAATTGGCTCATCAACTTTCACGATAGAAGTGTGGCAGATAATAACAATCTCTAGGCCCAATTGCCTGAGTGAGTCCAGACCATTAATAAAGTCCTGGGCAAGACTTGCAGATAGTTGATATCCCTGCCCCCATTTGAGCTCGTCAATAGTCTCCACATTTTTTTGCTTACAGACTTCCATGTGGACGAGTTTTTGGATCCAGTCCATACTATCTACTATCACTGTTTTTACGCCCATATCCTTATGGTTAGAGTAGATTAACCGCAGCGCATCCACACAATCGTCAAAGACAACGTCCTTGCCATATAGAGGGATCTTCGGGATATCATAGACCTCAGCGCCATGTTCCAGGTCCAGCATAATCGGCGAATCACTTTGGCAAGCCATGAACGTTTTACCCACCGCCTCTTTCCCATGAATAATAGTTACAGGCGGTACTTTTTCGATTCCTGTTATAATCGAATTCATTGTAATTTTACTCATTTTCTTCTCTCCTTCTCTTCATTCTGAACGTCCGGAAAGTTGTCCCATTCCGGGAAGAATTCTTCCAGGTGGCAACTTCGTATCCGTCCATATTTTCGAGGACCTCGGCATCGGCCATCGTGTTCTGGATTTCCGTCTTTGCCGAATCCAGTTTACCCTTTACAGTCTCCATGTCTTCCGTGAGGTTATGAACATCAGACACTAGGTGTTCCTGCCCCTGGCTTAGGGTTGCCACCTTCCCACGGTCAGCCTCTGGATATGCCATAGATGTTTCCTCAGTGCTTTCCGGAATAGGTGGGATATCAGTCAGAACGTGCTGCTCCCAAAAATCCCGGGCTGCAGTTTCGATTTGTTCGATCCGGCCCAGGTTATTTTTCCGAGAGACATGATAGATCCGCAATTCTTGGCCGTAGAATAGTGCAGCAATATCGAAATAATGGTAGCCAGTTATGGCCATGTAGTGGAGGATCTGTATTTCATAATGAAGAGGAATCTCATCGGTCCCTGGTTCTCCCCAAAGGTAGGCAGATCTGAGCCCCACAGTTTTTACTTCCAGTCCAGCATTTAATCCAACGATCTTCCGGTCAATATGTCCACGCATGAAATCGTACTTCGGATGTATTAAGGTACGATTTACGTTGCGGACTTTATTGCCTGTATTCTCAGCATATCTCTCGGCGATTTTATCTTCCAGGAATGACCCCCAGAACACTGCCTCATTATCTGAAAGATCGTCCGGATCCCTTCGTCCAGTTTTTTCCTGCCAGACCCTATACTTTTTTCTATAGGGATGCATTCCTAGAATTGCAGCGATATCTGTTCCGCCGATAAATAATTTCCGGACCTCCGGAAGAAATCTATTCTGGAAATTCTGTACGTCTGTTAAGTCCATTTTTCTCTCTCCAAAGAAATTAAATTTTACGAAGCGAAAAAAGGATTTTCTCGCCTCTTTATTTCGTGCCTCCTGGGATCTTCGGATTGCCTGGAGCAACTTAAAATTTCCCAGTTCCAGTTCCATTTGTTCTACCATTTTCCTCCTGATAATTGTTAGGTTCGCGGTAACTCGCAGATTAACTTACTTTAGGAACGAGGCTTCCCTTTTCTGTTGCTTAATCTTGAGTTACCGCCACAAACCGTTGGTATTAACGTAAACTACAAAGTAGTGAACATATGTATACGTTTGTATACACCATTGGCTTATTCTCTCACAGGGCGATCTAAGCACTTTCTGGGGTGTTTGTATTGATCCCATTTATTGTCCTTGTTTATTCTCCCCAATAATTCGGGCGCGGTAATCCTTCAGTGCCTTCCCCCTTGCAAATTGCGTCACTATCCCAGTCTGCTTATTTTTACGCCAAACGGAAGCATCGGTTTTCCCTACTGCGGGTTCCACTGCCACATCTTCAAATAACATAGGCATAAGTTGCTTTCTCCATACGTTGATTTTACGCATTCTACGAATTCCCCCATCTTGGACATCAACACACCGATACCCCAATGAACCCCAAAACTGATTCGCATCTAGGTCAAACCCACATCTGAGCGTGATACTGTATGTACCTTCTGCATAGTCCTCTAATGCTTGTGCGAGTGCTGCACCATATAACCTACGCCTTGCATCATATTGAATACAGACCTGATGGCACTTTATATCTAACCCCTTTGCTCCAACATAAATATATCCACATGGTTCACCGTTTAGGAGTCCTAAGAATATTCTGCCTTTTTCGGCCTCACGTTCAAAAACCTGTTTAGGGTAAAAGCTCAGTGATTCCGCATTTTTCTTTTGCAGACTGTCCACATAAACCAGCAAATTTGGATGCGTTTTAACAATCACAAAATCATCAAAAGGAGAACAGGTTGTAGTTGGATCACTCATTTGTTTCATATTTATTCCCCAGTTTAATCAAGCCCTCTTCGCTCCAGAACTTAGCAGCCTTTAAATAATGGACGCAGCCATCTTTTTTGATCAGTGCATCCATCACGGCCTTGACCAAATTATCTAAATCTAATCGATTTTGCATATGTGGTTTCCCGACAAATTCGGCCTTCTTTTTCTTGGACCAGGATTTGGGGATCGGGATATAAAATTCCATTACGAGCTCATCAGATGGAACAAAATCTTCGTATCGGCAAGCCAATCGAATCTCATCTGCCCATTTGCGCCAGCGCAAAATAATGGGTCTGCGCTTCCATACATCACTACGAACTTGTCTCGGCTTAGACATTGGAGACATATGGATTGTTATCATATTCCTCCAATATTTGAGTAGAGTTGAGTTCATATCCAAAACCTATCGACGTATCAATTTCAAATCCAAACGTAAAATTAACCGATGGAGTTTTCCCGTTGAGCTCGTCGGGCAATTTTTTAATCTCCCCGCCGTTCTCCAGGAATTCCAAAACCGCAGTATTTAACTCAAGGTGTTTTGGATCTTGAGATTTAACGAAAGTAGGACTCGAATGTTTCTCTATCCTGCCCTCTAGATTTTTGATACGGATTTTATAATTCTCGAAAGGTTTAACTTTCGGAAGTGGAGTTCGTGAATCCCGTTTAACTATTTGCTTTCTTCTTGCGTTTGTTTTAGAACAGGACGTTGTGCAGTTCCGGTGATCTTCTCTTACTGGCCTGAAAAGTTTCCCGCATATGAAACATTCCTTTTCCGGGAAATTTCTCCTGCGTAGATGTGAGAGCGCCTTTGCTTTGACTTGTTTATGATATTTATAACAGGTATCTGTGCAGAATTGAGATCGTATACCTGTGAGGGGTTTCCCGCATTCACGACAAACTTTTCCTTTTTTTGCCATCTTCTATTACCTCCATGTAATAATCTATATTATCCGGATCATACTCCGGGATTTTCTTCTTCTTGAAACGCTCTAGGTACGCTTCCTCGTCAAACAGCCAGTCCGGCTCCATTGCCCTCCCTTTGCTTGCGACCAAATTCCTCATTTGCTGCATGGTAATCCTTTTCTGCTTCCATGTAATTTTCGATCTCAGTTACCCTGGCATATAATCTGATGATATCTTCATCGTGCTCAACGATCTTCTTTTTCATGCCAGTAACATCAGCAGCGTTGCCCGGTTTAATTTTACGCAACGGAGCTTCCCATACGTCAAATCCGTTTAAGATCCTATCTTTCCGGTTTCCTCTTACCGTGCTTTGTGAGATCTTAAATTTGAGATCCTCTGCGGCAATCTCTGCAATTTCCTCATAGCACTTATAATCAAATAGCGGAAAATTGTCCTTGTCACCAAGGAAATTATCCAACAGCATTTTTTGTTGGGTGTTCAGACACACTTGTTTACTCATATCTCTCCTTATTCTTTTGTTTGCACCGGATTTCTTGGTAGGTTGCCACTCTCGCCAGTTAGTCATACCAAATCCGAGTTGCGTTTGCGGCACTCCTCCCGCTCGTTGATCAGCCGCTGGAGTGTCCTCGTTTCTGCTATCTCAGGCAGCAGAGTTTTTGCGACTGAAAAAAACTTTTGAAAATCATCTCGTAGATTTCTTATATCCTCTTTTAAAGCTTCGTTATCTTCCATAGTCAATTATTACCTAGCTGAGTCAGTTGTTCCTGTTTTTCAGATACCAGTCTATTTGCAGATGACTTAACTTCCACGACAAGATCGTCGTTCAGCAATCGGCAAACGTCACTGACACCCAGTTTGCAGTCCTGCGCTACATCTTTTAAAGTGACGCCGAACATCTTCATCTTATTACGGACTGTGATCATAGCTCATCATCTATATGTACGATAAATAACATTACCGTTTGCAAAACAGCTTATGCAAACACCTTGCCTAAACAATATAGCATTATTATTAGTAAAATATCAACTAATTTAAAAAGTTCAAAAAACTTTAAATTATTTTAAAAATAAATCT